GTTCGGCGATTCACTGCTACTACCTGTGCCTTGAATCCATTTGGCCCAATGACGTCACGGTAGTGGTCCAGCATGTCTCGTGCGACCGCTTCCACCCGGGCGGGTGCTCCGGCGATCGCCTCGGCCACGGCCGCGTCATGGCTGCCAAGCAGCTGGGCCTCGCCTCCGTGCCGGTGCTGCGGCTCGGCCATCTCTCCCCCGCGCAGGCGCGTGCGCTGCGCCTCGCGGACAACCAGATCGCGCTGAACTCGGGCTGGGACGAGGCGCTGCTTGCCGCCGAGATCGCACGCATCCGTGACGAGGCCGTGGTCGATCTCGACGTACTTGGCTTCTCGGGCATGGAGCTCGACCGTCTGCTGGCGGCAGCCGATGCGGGCCTTGGCGATAACGCCGACGAGGCTCCACCGCCGCCGGTGGTGCCCGTCACGCGCACCGGCGACCTCTGGCGCTGCGGCGAGCATCGTCTGCTGTGCGGCGACGCGACGAATCTGGCCGACGTGCAGCGCGCCCTCGGCGCCGGCCACCTGGCCGATATGGGCTTCGTCGATCCGCCCTATAACGTGGCCTATGAGGGCGGCACCGCGGCCAAGATGACCATCGCCAACGACGCGCTTGGCGGCGGCTTTCCGGACTTCCTCCGCCCCGCCCTGGCCAACCTGCTCTCGGTGACCAAGGGCGCCTGCTACGTCTGCATGTCCTCCTCGGAATGGCCGACGCTGCATCGCGTCTGGCAGGAGGCGGGCGGCAAATGGTCCAGCACGATCATCTGGGCGAAGAACACCTTCGCCCTCGGCCGCGCCGACTACCACCAGCAGTTCGAGGCGATGCTCTACGGCTGGAAGGCCGGCGCGCAGCACTATTGGTGCGGCGCGCGCGACCAGGGGAATGTCTGGCACTTCGATAAGCCGGCCAGGAACGACCTGCATCCGACGATGAAGCCGGTGGCGCTGGTCGAGCGTGCCATCCGCAACAGCAGTAAGCCGCGCGACACGGTGCTCGACTGCTTCGGTGGATCGGGCACCACCATGATCGCGGCGGAGCGCACGGGGCGGCGCGCCGTGCTGCTGGAGATCGACCCCGCCTATGCCGATGTCATTGTGCAGCGCTGGCAGGAGGCGACCGGCGAAGCCGCTGTGCTGGACGGCGAGGACCGCACTTTCGCCGACATCGCCACGGCGCGTGGCGTCGTCGATCATCATGTGATCCAGACAGCCGAATCATAGCACCACGATAACGCTTCATCTTGCTTGGCTCGCGCGCGGCACAGCGCGAATGGTCCGTCACACGCAGGGGATGCCCTGCACCACGACGGAGACGAACATGACCGACCGCGAAGCCCGCGCCGCCCGCAACCAGGAAAACAGCCTCGCAGCCTTCATGGCGAAGAAGGCTGAATTCGACGCCCTCCTCGCGGAACTCACCCAGGCCAGCGCGGACCATTTCGGCGCGGACCCCGAGACGGTGCTTTGGGGCGAGGCAGCCTGGCTTTCGGATGCCACCGCGAAGCTGAAGGACATCGCGGACCAGCATTTCCGCCGCGGCGAATACGCCCTCTGACGCGGGCCACTCCCGCATCGCCCCGACCGGCAGCGCCGGCGGGGCTCCCGGCAGTAGGGGCCGATGGTCGGCACCCGGAACCGGAGACCACCACGATGACCAAGCTTTCCGACAGCCAGCGCGTGATCCTGAGCGCCGCCGCGCAGCACGAGATGGGCCTCGCCCGCGCGCCGAAGACCCTGCCCGCCGCCGCCCGCAACGCGGTGTTCCGCAGCCTGATCAAGAACAACCTGCTCACCGAGATCAACGCCCCGCGCGAGCATGTCGGGCTCGGCTGGCGCCAGGATGAGGACGGCACCTGGATCGTGGCGCGCATCACCGACGAGGGGCTCCGCGCCATCGGCATCGACCCGAACGCGGGCGACGCGGCGGAGGAGGACGAGCAGAGCGCCGAGGCCATCGCCCGCCGCAACGCCGAGCGCCTGGCCGCCGCCGAGGCGGTCGCACCGGTGGCCGACACGGCGCCCACGGGCGCGGAGGAACCGGCGCCGCAGGGTGAGAACCCCCCGGCGCCGGAAGCCGCCCAGGCCGCGCCCACGCCCGCCCCGCGCGCGAGCCTGCGCGACGCCGCGCAGCGGGTCCTCGACGCCTGGGACGACGAGGCCAACCAGCGCTACGACCTGACGGACGCGATGGACGCCCTGCGCGGGATCCTGGCGAAGCCGGCCCGCGCCACCCGCGAGCCCGGCGCGCCGCGCAAGCCCCGGGAGGGCACGAAGCAGGAGCAGGTGCTGGCCATGCTGCGCCGCCCCGAGGGGGCGACGGTCGCCCAGATCGCCGAGGCCACGGGCTGGGCGGCGCACACGGTCCGCGGGTTCTTCGCGGGGCTGAAGAAGCGCCAAGGGATCGAGGTGCAGGTGCTGGAGCGGGTCCGCCAGGTCGGCCCGAACAAGGAGGGCGCCCGCGGCTCCTACACGGTCTACCACCTGCCGGCCTGACCGCGGAGCCGGACACGCCGAGGGCCCGCTGCCAGCAGGTAGCGGGCCCTTGCTCGTGATGACCATCACGTGCGGCGGGAGGTCGCCGCCATGCCGGAACTGACCGCCTCCACACGCGAGGCCGCGCGGCGCCTCGGCGTCAGCGACACCGCCATCCACAAGGCCGAGCGCGCAGGCCGCATCGCCCGGGAGCCGGACGGTCAGTGGGATATCGACAAGACCCGTCGTCGCCTCGTGGAGACCGCCGATCCCGCCCGCTCGCCGCTGGCCAATGGCGCCGGCGCCGAAGGCACGCCCTTCGCCCGGCTCAAGGTGGCGCAGCTCGCACTCAAGGTGGAAGCGCAGCGCCTTTCGCTGGATGAGACCAAGCGCCGCCTGATCGACGTCACCGAGGCCAATGCCGCGCTCGACGAGATCGGCAGCACCATGCGCGACGCGCTGCTGAACTGGCCGGCTCGCGTCTCAGGCCTGATCGCCGCCGAGATCAGCGTCGATCCGCATCTGCTGCAGACCATCCTGCAGAGCCACATCAACGACCTGCTGACGGAGGCGGCCGATCGCTTCGATCCAGCAGGCCTCGGAGGGGACCGGTCTCCGCAGCCGTGAGCATGTGCGCCGGCGTGTCGGCGCCATGCTCCGGCCGCCACCGCAGCTCACCGTCTCGGAATGGGCCGAGCGCCACCGCATGCTCGGCAGCCGCGCTTCCGCGGAACCTGGGCCCTGGCGCACCAGCCGCACGCCCTACCTCAAGGACGTGATGGACGCGCTGTCGGCGGTGCATCCGGCCCGGCGCGTCGTCTTCATGAAGGGCGCGCAGGTCGGGGCCACGGAAAGCGGCAACAACTGGCTCGGCTACATCATGCACCACGTGCCAGCGCCCGCGCTGGCGGTGCAGCCGACCGTGGAGCTGGCCAAGCGCTTCTCGCGTCAGCGCATCGACCCGCTGCTGGAGGAAACGCCCGCGCTGCGGGAGCGTGTGGCACCCGCCAGGGCCCGCGACAGCGGCAATACCATGCTGTCGAAGGAATTCCCCGGCGGCATCCTGGTGCTGACGGGCGCAAACAGCGCGGTCGGCCTGCGCTCGATGACGGCGCGGTTCCTCTTTCTCGACGAGGTGGACGCCTATCCCGGCGACGTCGCCGGCGAGGGTGATCCCATCGCGCTGGCCGAGGCCCGCGCCCGCACCTTCGGCTGGCGGCGAAAGGCCTTCCTGGTCTCGACGCCCACGATCGCGGGCCGCAGCCGGATCGAGCGGGAGTACCTGGCCTCCGACCAGCGGCGCTTCTTCGTGCCGTGCACGACGTGCGGGAAGATGCAGTGGCTGCGCTTCGAGCGCCTGCTCTGGGAGAAGGGTGCGCCGGAGACGGCGCGGTATCTTTGCACCGCCTGCGACCACCCGATGCAGGAGCACGACAAGACCGCCATGCTCGGCGGCGGTGAATGGCGCGCGACGGCCGAGGGCCAGGATCCGCACACCATCGGCTTTCACATCTCGGCGCTCTACTCGCCAGTGGGCTGGCTCTCCTGGGAGCAGATCGCACGGGATTGGGAGACTGCCCAGGGCAAGCCCGAGGACCTCAAGACCTTCAAGAACACGGTGCTCGGCGAGACCTGGCAGGAGCAGGGCGAGGCGCCGGATTGGGAGCGCCTGGTCGAGCGCCGTGAGGATTTCCCCATGGCCGTCGTGCCCACCGGCGCGCTG